GAATCAATTCCTACGTCATCACATTTTATTTTGAATACATCTAATGTTGCAGTCTTTTTGTATTTTTGATGATGCGTTAAAATTTCGTCAACAATCCATTTGTGTGCTTCACTTTCCCAATACTCCGTTTCAATGATATCATGCGTTCTATCCAAGAATTTTTTATCATCAATTAAAGCACGAATTGTTTTACTTTGAAATGCAGTCCCAAACTTTTGTAGGGTGTCCACATTATTATTATTAGTCTCCGTCATATTTAATAAACTTTATCAGATGATTCCAAATGAATCAAGTCTATTTATAAAAAAACTACGAATTACTTGTAATTGCATAGTTGTTTAGAACGGTCCACGTTTCCATAAGCCAGTTATGGTGATTAGGAAAGGCTGCCCATAGTTGATCTTCTGCGAACTTTTTACTAAATTCAAATTTATTAAGTTCTGTGACTGAAGAATCAATATGATCAAAGATTTTGGTCTGCATACTCGCAGGAAGAATACTATCTTTTAATTGCATTAGATCATAATTTCGTTTTAGCAATTGTTGATTATCTTCTTTTAAAAAGTTTTTGTACAAAGGCATTTCTTTGAGTTTATCTTCTGAAATTTTTATTAAGTCTTCTCTGTTCAATGGGGTGGTTTCTGCAAGTTCAGGAAACGCCGTTTTGAGTTTTTTTTCACCTACACCTTTCATTCCATCTATGTTATCTCCACGATCACCGTCAATGGTTCTGTATAATAGAAAATTATTTGGATGAATTCCGTACTCCAACGAAACTTTTTCAGGAGTATAAATTGTTCGTTTAGTAGGACTATAAACCGTTACGTCTTCGTCAACGAGTTGTAGAAAGTCTTTGTCTGTACTCATTATAGTACACTTTTTACCAAGACCACTGAAATATGATCTTGCGAGAAGTGCCATAACATCATCTGCCTCTACATTATCCATACATATAGTAGTAACAGGAAGCATATTCAAATATTGTATCAATTTAACTATCTGATACTTCATTGAACTTGATTCTTCAGTTTGATCCAAGTCTAAACTTAATGCACGGTTTACCCGAAACCGAACATTCTTTTTCATTTTATAGTCGGGAAAGATTTTGCGTCTTCTTGCACTTCCACCTTTTCCATCAAAGATGACAACACATCGTGTCGGTTTTCGTAATCTAATTGCGTGACCTATGCTTTTTAAAAACCCGGTATATCCACCGATGTGATCACCATTGTCGTTCGTGGTTGGATACATACTCCAAACCCGCATGAACGTGTTCATGCCGTCAATTAAAAGTGTATCAGAATTTATATTCCGATCTACATCTAGTTCTTCTTTTTGTTCAGCTGAAAACTCCTGAAATAAACTAAATATCTTTTTTTTGTCACTCATTTGAAACTGATGCCAATTCAGCATCTTCAATTTCAGCATTATCAGTAAACTCTACATCTTCGTCTATGACACTGTTTGCTGATTGATATTCCATAATAAGATTGTCGCATATATGTTGATACAATTCTTCTTTTAATTCTACATCTTTCAACATTTCAGGAAATTCTTTTGCCATGAACTTATAGTCTTTTCCTTTGGAATCTGTAAATGAATAATACGCACCACCCTGTTTCAAGATTTTGTGAGTTTTGAGTGTGGTTATCCAACTTCCAACATCATCAACTCCACGATTAAAATAAATTTCAAACGATGCTTTTCGTTGTGGAGGGCCCATTCTATTTTTTACAATGGTTGCTTCGCACTTTCCACCGATAACTTCCGTGGTTGCACCTTTTTTAATTTGCCCCATACTTTTAAGACGAATGCGAACACTTGCGTGAAACGCAAGTGCTTTACCACCACTCGTTGTCCACGGATCACCAAACATAACTCCCATCTTTTGACGAAGTTGGTTAGTGAATACCAATGCGATTTTTTGTCTTCCAATTGTTGAAGTTAACTTACGCATTGCTTTACTAATTAAAATTGCTTTGGTGGTTGCATAACCATCCTTTGCGTAATCGGCTGCCATCTCAATTTTAGTTGATGCAGCTGATACACTATCTGTTACAATCGTTACGAGTTTATCTTTGTTTGATTTACGTACCGTTGCGATGATATTATCAATCGTTGCGAATATATCTTCAACCGTATCAACGTGAACATACAATAACTTGTCAGTATCAACACCTATTGCTTTTAAATACTCAATGGATACACTGGTCTCGGTATCTATTAATACCGCAACACCTCCCTTCTTTTGAGTTTCCGCAAGAATGTGTCCTGAAATTAAACTTTTACCACTTTGTTCAAGTCCGGTAAGTTCTGTGATTCGGCCTGCTGGTATTCCACCATTAGGACGATTGGAAATGGCAAGATCAAGAACACTACTTCCTGTCGGAATCCAATCTGAAATCAATGAAGGATCATCACCTTCACTTAAAAAGAACGCAACTTTGCCTTCATCTTTATATGCAGTATTTAAACTATCTGCGAGAACACTTGCCAAGTCATCTGACTTACTTGTTGCTTTTACTTCTTTTTTCTTTGCCATATTTAATAATTTTTATTTTGCGAACCTGTGTGGTAGGGAGTTGCCCTACCACACGTGTGGTTCTTTTTTTCTTCTTTAAGACTTGAACAACTCTTCAAAAGCAGCCTCAACATCTTCGGTGGAAGTTGCGTTTGGTTTACTTTGTTCAGAAGTTGCACTTGCAACCGTTGGTTGCTTTACTTCTTGTTGTGTTGACTCAACAACTACTTTATTAGAACCAACTGATTCCGCAGGTGGAGCATCTTCTTCAGATTCTCCACTCACCCATTTTTCAAGTGCATCTTTCAAGTCATCATAACCGAGTTCTTGATAGATTTCAGTAATTTCTGCTTGATTGTTAGCAACTGAATCAGCAATATTCTTATTGTCAGATACAGGTGTTGTATTTGGTTTAACACGAATGTTAGTCTTGGGAAATGATCTACCTGCTTCTTCCGCAGAAAGAAACTCAATAGTGATGTCTCTTCCGTTGGTCGGATCAGTAATGTCTCCATAATCGGGATCTGCAATAACTCCCAATAGTTCTTGGTAAACTTCTTTACCAAATCCCCAAAAACGAACTCCTTCTGCTTCTTCACCACGAACGATGACTGGAACAAAAGTTCTCATTTTTGGCATAAGGGAACGTCCCATGCGATAATCATCTTTATCTCCACTACGAGTCAACTTTTCTGCGAACTCTACGATTGGGTCAGGACGACCAAATGACTTGGGAGAAAGATAAGTCCGATTGTTGATACCATAATGAAAATATAGTTCAATAAAGGGATTATCTGGTTGATGCATATAAGGTACGATACGAACCTGTTGCTTACCGGGTTGAGGTTTCCATTGATAATTCTTACGGTTATTACTCTGAGAGAGATTGGTAAGTTTTGCTTTGATTTTGTCTAGGTCAATTGCCATTTTTTATTCCTTAGTTTTTATTGTTTTTATTGTTTAATAATATTCTTAATATAATACTATTCGTTTCGACATTAGTCAATAAGAATTATATTTATTAAGAATTTTTTCCGTGATTTTGTACGAAATCGTAAAATTCAGCTGCAGTTGCTAAAACATCCTGCGTAGTTGGAAGTGGTGGAATTTCGTATGGAATTTTCTCAAATGTAGCACTATCTTTTGCTTCATTGTTTTCCATATGCCAAGAGTCCCAAACCATCTCTTTTGCGTTTTTTAGTACCTCCAATCGAATGCCGTAGGCATTTAAGTTATTATTGTTATTAGTCATTTATTAATAGATTTTTGTGTGCTTGTGTGTGTGATAAACATTAACGAATTAATGCTTATATATAAATATATTCTAACTCAATTTTGTGTCGTTTTCAAGACAAATATTTGAACTATTTTTGCAACATTCGTTCGGTGGAAATACGAACAGCATCTGCATTAATATCACAACCGATAAAGTTGCGATTCAACGACTTGGCAACTGCCAACGTAGTGCCACTTCCACAATAAAAGTCACCTACCACATCACCTTCGTTACTACTTGCTTTGATAATTCTTTCTAAAATCTTAGGATGTTTCTCACTATAATAGTCAGTTGCCTTCTTCACTTTTAATCCAGATGGAATATCATCCCAAACATTTGTAGGTATCGTTCCAATTTTTAATTTCTCTTCGGTAATATTAGGTCTAGTCTGTTTTTTGCTTATGACAGATTTATACGGAACTCGTATATCAAGATCATTAAACACAAATTCATCAGATTTTGTATACACTATAATGTAATCGTGCTTTTTGGCAAACTCTCGTTTGCCACGACCACCTATATTAAACTTTACCACAATTTGATTTCTGAAATTTTCATATCCAAACACATTATCCATAATCATGCGAATCCAGTGAACTATACGTAAATCCATTTGTAAATAAATTGTTCCGTTTGATTTCAATACTCGTTTCATTTCATGTAACCGAGGAATATAATGAGAATCTATGGTATGTCGTTCAGCCGGTAAATCTTGATAATCTTTAAACTTTTTACCTGTTCCGTATAAGATGTCACAATAAATTAAATTTATAGACTCGGTATCTAATCTACCAAGTAACTCTAAATTATCTAATTGATATACTTGATTTGTGTTTGGACTCACTTATCAAACTTTACCACCTTCGTATCGTTTCATTTCTCCATTATTGTAACGATAACGAACTTCTACTTCAACTGACTCTTTTTCATTTCCATATCCTTCTGATTCTACATCGTATGTAAGGATGTTAATTGGTTTTTTCATAATCTCATGAAGGTATGCCATTGTACCCGTTGCGTATTTAATATCAAGTGGTCTGCCATCAAAATCGTGTCTAAGTAAAATTTCTGTATTTTTGTATTTCATGTTTTCCATGTATATGACAGGTCGTCCCATATTAACATGACGTTCAACTAACTTCTGTTTGATTGATTTGTAGTCTTTACTTACAACTACATATTTGTTGGTTGATTTATCAAGTGCATATTCAAAGTATTCATATTTTTCACAGAAATCTTTTGTGAAAAATTCATTAAGAAATGTTACATCATTATACATTTCACGAACTTCGTAAAGTTTTTCACGACCAAGACCAAGATGTTTGTTCCAATATCTTTTTTCATCTCCGTTGTCGCAATTTTCATATTCTTTACCAAACTTTCCTTTGTTCCAACGATCTTCGATGTCACGCAATAAAGTATTTCCAAGTTTATATGGATTGTTCATATTGTATTTTCCACCAAGAACTCCTGCGTGGTGTTTTGCGTAATCAAAGATTCCTTCGTCTCCCGCAAAGTTACAACTTGCCATGATATAAGAATCCCAATAACTTGCCCATCCTTCGTTGAGAACTTTTGTCATTCCTTGTGGACGATAATAAATAGATTCATCACGAATCATACTAAGCACATTCTGTTGCCAGGGTTCTAAACGACAATGGTTGATAATCATCAACATAATATCTCGTTCAGGTCGAAGTGGAAATTTGTTTTCTGCTAACTTTGTTCGTTCTTCACGCTCTCGTCTTTGCTTTTCAATATAATGTGCAGGATTAACATACTTCTGCATATATTCTTTCGTTTCCATACGAGAAACGTGTTCTCTTGGTTGACGATCTTCAAAGTTGAATTTAGTTGCTTTCTTTAAATTACTTTCACGATAACAAAGTGATGGATCAATTAAATCATCAATTGCAAGAGCTGCATTCAAAAAGTCTTTAACTTTTTTGCGACCAAACCGATCCATATACATACGAATTTTATCACTATGATTTGCCATCACATTCATCATATTACGATTCGTGTGCTTGAACATAATGTTGTTTTTGAAAAAATCACTATGTGCAGTTGCGTGTGCAACAACGGTAAGATTATCAACGATAGGATTGTTTCGTTGAAGATACATATAAGTTGGATCGGTATTTACAACCATCTCATAAATCTTGCCCATACCAGAGTGATACTGATGATGCAATTGCTCAAATTGTTGTCCGAAATTAAAGTGTGGATAACGAACAGGAAAACCACCATAAGCGGCAATCTCAACTATTTCATCTGCATCAAATTCTTCAATACACAACGGATATGGATCAAGTCCATTATCGTAACACGCCTTTAAGCATTCAGGTATAAGAGCTGCCAACTCTGGACATACTCCTTCGTTTAAACTATCTACTTCCCATGCAATTCCCATAATATTAAAAAGGTACTTCTTCTCCGGCAGGTGTTAATAACTTTTGAAGTGTTTTAAAAACATCCGAACCATCCTGCATTGATGCGGTTACTATCTTGTTAGGGTCTAGATTCCCCGTTGTAAGTTGTGATTGAATATGGGGAAGAAATGTTGCCCAACTTCTTACTGCTTTAACTTCTGTTATTCCTACTAGATTTGCATAAGTCTGCATTTTTTTTAAATGTTCAACACACAAATCATTGTCAGAACCAAAGTTTTCTCCATCACTCAAATAAAATACATAAATGTTCCATTCATTCAAGGGAAATGCTTTTTCAATTACATCGTTTACCAATTCAAATGCACTACTGATTTTTGTTCCTCCTCCACTTTGGTATTTGTAGAACTTTTCTTTATCAACTTCTTGTGCATGGTGATCGTGGACGATATACTTGATTTGAGTTTCTTGGTAAAATCGTTCAATCCA